CTTGGGAAAATGACAAAGGCAATGCAACAAAGGCTGTGCTTAAGGCAATAGATAACGCTGGAAAGACTTTTAACCGAATGGTAGGCAAGCGCTGATGGCTAATGTTGTAATTGATATTGCAGCCGAATACACCGGCAATAAGGCGTTTAAGCAAGCCGAAACAGCAACACAGAAACTAGAAAAATCGGTTGCAAGATTAGGCAAGCAACTACTTGGAGTTTTTGCTGCTGGCAAACTTATTTCATTCGGCAAGCAAGCAACTAAAGCATTTGCAGCAGATGAGAAAGCAGCTCGATCATTAGCCCTAGCTTTAGCCAATACAGGTAACGCCTTTGCTGCTATTGAAGTAGAAAAGTTTATTGGCGATTTACAACGCGCTACAGGCGTTCTTGATGATGAACTCAGACCAGCCTTTAGAACCCTTTTAACAGCCACAGGAGACGTTAAGAAGTCACAGGATGGCTTAGCACTTGCGTTAGATATAGCGGCTGGCACAGGCAAGGACTTAGGCTCAGTTTCTGCCGCTTTGGCAAAGGGATTCTCGGGGCAAACAACTGCTCTTAGCCGTCTCGGTGCAGGACTATCTAAAGCCACTCTCAAGACTGGCAATATGGATGAAATCGTCAAACAACTTACAGACAAGTTTAAGGGTCAAGCCCTAGCTGCGGCTGAAGGCTATTCAGGGCAAATGGATCGCTTGGCTGTTGCATCGAACAATGCCAAAGAGATTATCGGTAAAGATTTGCTTGATGCCATGCAGCTTATTGCTGGCAAAGATGGTATCGGTGGTGCAACGACAGCAATAGAAGGCTTTGCAACCAAGATTGGCGATGCTATTTATGGCATTGGTGTGCTTGTAGCAAAACTTAAGTCTATTCCTGGTGCTGGACTTATTGGTGAGTTTTTTTCAGTAGGCGCTGAAATATCTACTCTCAATCTTTTATCTAAGTTCGGTGCTTCCAATAAACCTAGAACGCCAGCACAATCACCTGGTGATCGTAAGAAGATTGACAAGATTAACGCTGATGCTATTCGTATTCAAAAGCAGCAAAACTCTCTTAAGACTATTGACAATGCTTTAACCACTCGCAAGATTACTTTAACTGGTGACCAACAGGCTTTAGAAGAACTCAAGAAGAAGTTCGATGTTGAACGCATTGGATTATATGTAGCTCTGAACGAAGCGACTGATAAAGAAACAAGAATGAGAATTCAATCTCTCATTGCAATCCATGATAACGATGCAGCTCTTGCCGGTAAAATTAAATCTGAAAACGCCGCTGCTATAGCAATGGAAGAATTTGCAAAACGAGCGGCAGCAGCAGCCCTTCAACTTTCATATTCAGCTGGTCTTCAATCATTTAGACAATCAGAAGCCAATACCTTAACACAAGGAAATACCACTACTTCAAACAATCCTTTGACGCAAGCACCATTACCAATGCCAATGTCACCATTAGAATCATTTAGACAATCAGAAGCAAAGTATGCAAATTATTCTGGATCAAGCGGAAATACGGTCATCGTAAATGTTGGCGGATCAGTAACAACCGAACGTGACCTCGTATCAGCAATCACACAAGGAATTTACAATAATCAAGCGTCCGGTATTCCAATCAGCTATTCAACGGTGTTTTAATGGGATTGCCAGCAACTCCAATAGTTAAGATTAACTTCTCTTCTGGAGCATCTTTTGGTTCACCCATGATTCTGGGTACTGGAATTCTTGGTTCATCGGAATTAACATCTACAGTACCTTTAATTGTCGATGTATCCAGCAAAACTATTAAAATAAATACAAGACGTGGCCGTAATATCATTCAAGATGCTTATGAAGCAGGTAAAGCAACAATTCGAGTGGTTGATCCTAACGGTGATTTCAATCCACAAAATACATCTAGTCCGTATTATGGGTTGTTGCAACCTTTACGAAAACTGCAAGTTCAAGCATCATATTCATCAACGATTTATGACATATTTTCTGGTTACATAACCGAATATCTCTACACATATCCAAAAGGACAAGATACAGGCTACGTTGATTTAATTTGTTACGATGGATTTAGACTGCTTTACAATACAATCATAACAAGTGTTCCAAGCGGCACGGCAGGTCAGACAACAGCTGAACGCATTACAACGATTTTATCTCAAATTTCATGGCCTGCATCTCTTAGATCAATAGGAACAGGTGCTACAACTTGTGTGGTAGATCCTGGTACAACGAGAAATGCTCTTGATGCGGTCAAGACTGCTGAGTTCACGGAACAAGGTGCTTTCTATATGGATCGTTCTGGAATTGCAACATTTAAAGGCCGTCAATACGTTTACGATGCTCAAAGCGCAAGCCCTACCATATTCAATCAAACTGGCTCAGGTATCAATTATTCTGGAATTACGTTTTCGTTAGATGATAAAACCATTGTAAACAAAGTAACCGCTACTCGAATTGGCGGCACAGCACAGACATATTCAGATGCCACATCTATACAAACATTTTTCACGCACAGCATCGATGTAACAAACCTTCTCATGCAGACGGATGCCAATGCTCTGAGTTTAGCCACAGCTTATGTGACCACTCGAAAGGATACGAGTATCCGCATTGACTCCATTACCCTCGATTTAGTCACGCTTGGTTATGGAACTGGAGTAGTTGCAGCTCTAAGTCTCGATTTCTTTAATACTGTCGATATAACCAATGAACAGCCTGGTGGATCAACTATCCAGAAGAAGCTTCAAATCCAGGGTATTGCCCACGATATAACCCCAAATAGCTGGAAAACTATATTCACGACCATGGAGCCTTTAATTGATGTTATGTATTAGAATTGACCCTATGAAAGAGGTGTGCTAATGGCAACAGGCTGGCCAATGAAAACGACCTATGCGAACGGAGATGTATTTTCCGCTTCGGATGTCAATGACATTACTGGAACAGTCAATCTAGCTGGTGGCGCCCAATGGGCTGCTGGAAAAAACAGATTGATTAACGGTGATTTCCGCATCAATCAAAGAATTTTCACAAGCAATACTACAACCGGGTCATATAACTTTGATCGATGGTTGCAACAAAATTCAGGTGGAAGTTTTACAGTTACCCCTCAAACATTTACTGCTGGAGCTGCACCGGCAACTCCTTATGAAGCGATAAATTTCTTGCGTGGTATTACTGCCAGTCAATCAGCTGCCGGAGATTATGCCTATTTAACTCAAAGAGTAGAAGATGTCAGAACTTTGGCAAACACAACTGCGACTATTTCCTTTTGGGCTAAAGCAAATACTGGAACACCTAAAGTTGGTGTAGAAATAAATCAAAATTTTGGCTCAGGTGGTTCGCCATCTTCAGCTGTGAGCACTCCAGCAGGATCAATTACCCTTTCAACGAGCTGGGCTCGATACAGCGTAAATGTGACTGTTCCTTCAATTTCAGGAAAAACTATTGGAACAACGGCTAACACCAGTTATGTTGAAGTCAATTTATGGACTTCATCCGGTGCAACAAATGCTACAAGAGCATCTTCAATAGGAGTTCAAAATTTCACAGCTGATTTCTGGGGTGTTCAATTTGAACAAGGCTCGACTGCTACGGCTTTTCAGACTGCAACAGGAATTATTGAAGGAGAATTAGCGGCGGCACAACGCTATTTCTACGGAATTTCTATTGATGGAACTCCTGCTGGTATATCACCTTTTGCTCCTTTAGGGGTTGCAGATACAACTGGGGCTGCAAAATTTCCTTTAATAATGCCTGTCACAATGAGAGTTGCACCAAGCGTTACTTTTACTGGTAATAGCAATTTCCGTCTTTTCGATTTTGTAAATGCTTCTTCAACAAGCAACTCAATGAGTTTATATGCTAATTCTGCATCAACAAGCAGCATAACTGTTTCTGCTGGTGCAACAGGATTAACTCAATATCGTCCCTATTGTTTAATTCCATTGGCATCAGGTGTTTCGACTATCTCTATTAGTGCGGAGTTATAAAATGAAATACGAAATAATTCAACAAGATTCAGGCAAAGTAATTAAAAAAACTGCTAATGGAATTGAGACATGGATTCCTATGATTGAAGGCAATTCTGACTATGAACAATACTTAAAGAGTCTTGATGAAACCCCTACTTTGTAAAGCTGGGCAACAACTTCGTGAGCAGATTGATGATTCATTTCCTGACCGCGACCGTAAGAGCGATGGTTGGATAGGCGATGCCGCACACTCCAATCGTAAGAGTGACCACAATCCCGATCCGTCTAACGGCTACGTCCGGGCTATTGATGTGGATAAGGATTTCGACTCACGCCCCAGCACAGGTGCTTATCTTGCCGACCAAATACGTCTATGCGCCAAAGCAGGAGATAAGCGAATCTCATATGTTATCTATGCAGGAAAAATCGCATCAGCTAAGAAGTCTTGGAGTTGGCGTCCTTACGATGGGATTAACCGCCACGATCATCACATCCATATTTCATTCACTAAAGAAGGCGACCAGAACGGTAGCTGGTTTGATATCCCGATGCTAGGAGCAGATAGATGAACGACCTAAAAACAGCAGCAGGCTCATGGGCTAGAGCATTCTTAGTAGCAGTTCTTTCATTAGCAGCAGCTGGTGTGACCGAGCCAAAGGCGTTAATCGCTGCTGGTCTTTCATCATGCTTGCCACCAATTATTCGTTGGTTAAATCCTAACGACCCAAGCATGGGCATTAAAGCATAATGAGCGCCCTTAATTGGGCGGCTCTAGCAGTTGCAGTTATCTCTATCGTTACTGGCTTTGCAGGATCAGTCCGCTGGCTAGTGAAGCATTACTTGAATGAACTAAAACCTAACGGTGGTTCATCAATGAATGACAGATTGAATCGACTTGAAGGGCGTGTCGAAACAATCATTTCTTTATTGGAGAGGTGACAATTTACACATGGCAAGAAAAGCAACTAAGAAGCTAACGGATGAAGGTTATTCCAAGTTAGATGCGTGGGCTATCGGTGTGCATGAAATGTATCGTGCATTGCGCCGCGCAGGTTTCCCAGTTGATTTGGCACTTGGCATAGTTACTGAGAAAAACGCTTATCCTAACTGGATACTTCCATCGCCTATTAACCCAAATATCCCAGAGCCAGACTGGTATGACGATGAGGATGAATGAAGCGAACCGTAGTAGTTCCAGACTTACAAGTTCCCTATCACGATCCAATAGCAGTAAAAAATGTTGCAGCGTATATTAAAGCTGTACGCCCCGATTCTGTCGTCACTCTCGGTGATGAAATCGACTTACCCCAAATCTCGCGTTGGACAGAATCCACGCCAGGATGGTACGAACAAACACTAGCTGCTGACAGAGATGAAGCAGTTGAGGTTCTCTGGTCATTAGTTGAGCATACCAAAGATGCTCACATGATCCGTAGCAATCACACAGACCGTCTTTACAATGTCATCATGAAGAAGATTCCAGCCTTCTTTGCATTGCCTGAGTTGCGCTTTGAGAAGTTTATGAAGCTCGATGAACTAGGCATTACCTATCACAAGAAGCCCTACGCCATCGCTAGAGGCATTATTGCCCTACATGGTGATGAACAGTCCGTCAAGCCCACACCTGGTCTTACAGCCCTTGAAGCGGCTCGTAGGCATGGTATTAGCGTTATATGTGGACACACTCACAGAGCAGGTCAATCAGCCTTTACAGAGGCTTCAGGGGGCAAAATAGGGCGTATCCTGAGAGGCTGGGAAGGTGGGCATCTTATGGATGTCCGACAGGCTCATTACACTAAAGGCACAATGAACTGGCAACAGGCGTTCATAGTCATCGAGGAAATCGGTACAAACGTGCAGGTCAGCATCATTAACCTAGAGAAGGACGGTACTTTCGTTGTGTCAGGTAAGAGATACGGGCGCGCTCGGTAACGACGTCCTACGGGATATTGATGACCAGATGGACGATGCAGAATTGTTACCATTTCGTTATCTAAATCAACAGGGTAAATCCCACTAGCTGTGCGACACTTTTCCTGTTCCCGAAATACGGGGCAAGAAAGGGCTATATGAATTCTTTAACAATCCTTACAGTTGTTGGACTTTGCTTAGCAAATTATTTCACCTTTAGATGGGGTCAGGAAACTGGCTACGATCAAGGGCTCGTCGATGGTCGCAAGGCTGTCCGTAAGTATTACGAGCAGGTGGGTAAGTGAAAGCAACTGAGGCACTTATCAATGCAATCGACATCATGCAAGATCGTGGCAAGGTCTACGGTCATCCGAAAATCAATCAAGGTCGCATCGCTGCAAGGCTATCCTGTCTACTTGATTACCCAATCACAGACGCACAAGCTGCTCTTGCAATGGTCGAGGTCAAACTCGCCAGAATCACAGAAACACCAAGCCACACAGATTCCTACATTGATGCAATAGCCTATTTGGCCATAGCAGTTCAACTACAAACAGAGGGCGATGAATTATATGTTTAACCTAGAAGATTACGAAACAGTAGAAGTAAGGCTGGAGAAGTTCATTAAGGACTTTCCAGATTTCCGAGTCGAAACAGAGTTAGTGAGTTTCCAAAATGACAGATACATTGTTAAAGCATGGATTTATCGTACTTTCGCTGATAGCACGCCGTTCTCCAGCGGACTCGCTGAGGAGACGATTAGCAGTCGAGGCGTTAATGCAACTAGCGCATTGGAAAACTGCGAAACTAGCGCGATCGGCAGAGCGCTTGCGAATGCTGGTTATGCAAGCAAGGGTAAACGACCAAGTAAAGAGGAAATGGTTAAGGTCACAAGAGCCAAACTCGGACAGCCAGCAAAAGAGTATATCTCTGTCGTAAATGAATCAGATCCTTGGACAATCAAGACTGTCGCAGCACCGGCAACATCAGCTGAAGCAGTTGCAACGGTCAAGGACATTATAGGTGGCACAACCGACAAAGATGTACCACGATGCCCACATGGTGAAATGCATTGGGCGCATGGAATGACAAAGGCTAATAAAGCGTGGGGTCATTTTAAGTGCATGGCAGCAGCTACTGGTGAAATGAATCGATGCCCTAAAGGCGAAGATGTTATCTGGTATGAGATTGGCCCAGATGGGGCATGGCGACCACAGAAGGCAAGGGCATAACTATGGGCGAAATGGTAATCTTTGATGATGGCACAGCAACCATCTTGGGCGGACAGCTCGAAGAGCCGCAGGATATTGTTATCTATTGCGATCTTTGCAATGAACCTGTGGCTATTACTCCAGAGGCTAATGACCAGGTATTTGTTACCTGTCTAAGATGTCATGCAGTTAGCCATATTGCACTCAAAACATCGAAAGAAGCAGATGCCGAGCCAACACAGGAAACATAGAGGTTAT